CAGGATGAGCCAACGCATTTATCACATCCAACTCCATACAAGCACGTGCGTGCCGAAGACTACAAAAGCCCCTATACAGAAACCAATGATAATTGCCGGAACCCAGTCCCGCATGATTATGGGGCGTCAGGCCAAGTGATTGTCCAAGGGAAACCAGACTGTGCAGTGATGTCACGCAGAGCTTGGCGATATGTAGCCCATGCAGTTTTATCTGCGGTGCTGTCGGCAATCTGTGTCCAGTCGCAATCCTTGAGCAGTTGGGTGCGTGATGCACGTACTGACTTGGCTTGCTCTGCGTCCTTCATTGCCTTGTATGCAGTCTCTTGTTCTGCGGCTGTCTGAGCTGGCTGGTCACCTTCGGCGGCACGGTCTGTGAATACGGGGCCAAGGATGTACTTTGTGTACCATTTGCCTTCAATTTCTTGTACGCCTGAACGCATGGAGTATTGATAGACTGTGCCGCCTGTGGCCTGTGGGCCTTCAAGAACAATGTCTGCGCCCCACTCGTTGATGACTTCTTCAGTCAAAAGCATGGGCAGGCCCAAGCCGGTGTGCAGTCTGCGGAACTCGTCCTCGTACATGACTGCGCCTGTGTTTCTTACACGAATTTCCATGATGTGCTCCTTTTAAGCAATAGAGAGAAATATGTATGAGCCGCCCGAGGCATTGATACCTGCGGCTGTGCTGACAATTTGGAACCCAGTTGAAATTGTATAGATGCTGTTTGCATTTACTTCAGCGGCTGTAGAGTTGAGTAGCAATGATGGGTCTGTACCGCTTACCATGCCCCGTGCAGAATCCCACACATACCAGTCGCCTGTTGAGTCAGTACGCTTGATTAGGACAAAGCGGCTTCCGCCCGCACCAAACCCGCAGTTGATTGTTTGCGTTGCACCTGTACCTGTATATGAGCCTACTTTAGAAACACCTGCACAAGTGGCAAAGCCATACCAGACATAAGTATTTGTATTGCCATTTTCAGTGCTACCAGCACCTACACTAAAAACAGTTGATGTTGGCGTTGTGTCATTCCAAATAGTGGCTGTTAATACTGCATCAGATGTATTCATGCGGAAATATTTTGTATTCCCCATAGCCGCATGGTAGACGAGCCAATTTCCATCTGTGCTACGGCATTTAACAATCATCATTTCAGGCACAACGCCCAAATTATGGTTAATTGTTCTAGCAGTTGAATTTCCTGTATAGCAAACCTCATCAAAAAACGATGGTGCTCTAGAAAACAACCAGTTTGCATAGGTGTAAGTGTTCCAGTTAATCCTGTTTTGTGATGCGTCAGTACCAACTGTGTAGCTTGTATTGTTAAACGCAGTAATGCCGTTTGAAACAGCAGACTCAGCATCAGTTCCAAGGTTAGGAGACAGCGTTGCTCCTGCTCCACGCAAGCGGTCATAAAACACGTTGTACATACCGCCACGAGCCTGTGACATTACCAAGTCAGGCAAAATTGTTGTTGAAACAGTTGCAGTAGCCGCAGTTCCAGTTCTGCTCAATGCGTTAAACACACTCGTCCCACTTGTAGGCACTTTCATCGGGCCTCTGCGAATGGCTATGTAGATGTAAGTTCCAGAGCCGTTTACCAACGATGATTGGTTCACATTTTGGTCAACAATAAAACCTGTTGCCGTAGGCGTAATCATTGAATAGAAATTCTGTTCTGCGCCAGATGTGTTGGGGTATAAATTTGCCCAACCAGAACCTGCCGTTGTATTTGGTGCGCCACGCATGGTATCTATGATTAACCAGTTAGCCGCATTTGTTGCAGACTTAACCATTACCCACTGTGGTTCATACCCAAGATTTACTGTTACCGCACTTGCTGCTGCCGTATAAGACCCACACGAAATCACATTGTCTGTACCAGTTAGGCCAAAGCCTCCTGCGTTGTGGGCGAAGACGTAGGCTACATAAGTTTCACCAGAAGTTTTAAAAGGAGAAACAACAGTAATGTCAGTTGCATCCGCAGAAATTTTATCAACGTAAGTAGCACCAGCCGCAGAAGTGCTGTTAAGCACTAAATTTTGTGTACCAGTTGATCTATGCCATACGCCCCAATCGCCTGTTGTTGTAATATTTTTGACAATGACACAACCAGGAGTAGAACCTAAATTGTGCGGAATTATTTGGTAACTATTTGAATCGCCTGTCCATGTCACAACATCAAAGAACTTTGGTTGCTTGCGGAATGTCCATGTTGCAAGGTTATAAGCAGATGACCATCCTGCCGCATCAGTAAAACCAGTGGTTAATGCTGTAAGACCAAAAGGACTAGCATTAGATGAACCCGCTGTACTGTTGCTAATTAGTATGTTTTGGAATCCTCTTGCCGAATCATATAAAGAATGGTCAAAAGCACCATTTCTAACTTTAGTCCAAACCAACCCACCATAAGTAGACAAGTCAATCCCGTTGGTGATCGTCTGTGTTGATCCGTTGCCTGTATACAAGTACGTAGAAAAAAGATTCTCAATAAATGAGTTGGGATTAGCGTTACCTGCTGTAGGCCATTGGCCTAGTTTGGCATAAGCCGCCTGTTGCTCCAGCGTCCAGATGCCCGGTGCAGTGCTGTCTGCGTATGGGCCTGATGGTACAGGTGCTGTTTTACTGATGACACCGCCCGGATATTTCGTGCTCATGTTTTATTCCTATGCAATGGCAAGAAAGATGTAGGTTCCACCGTTTACATTGATGGCGGCTAAGATGGTTGAGTTCAACGCAAAGCCTGTTGAAACAGTTGTAACAGAACCAAGGGTTGCTACTTCAGCGGCTGTGCTATTCATCAGCAAATATGGGTCTGTTAATACTGTCATGCCACGGGCTGTGTCGTATACATACCAATCACCAGTTGAGTCTGTGCGTTTGATTAGTACAAACCTAGCACCGCCTGTAAAACCGCAGTTAATGGTTTGTGTTGTGCCGTTGCCCGTGTATGAGCCTACTTTGGAAACACCTGCAAGAGTGGCAAATAACCACGCAACATAAGGTGCACCAGAACCGTTTGTTTGTGCGCCAGACCCAACGCTAAATACTGATGCTGTTGGAGCAGTACTATTAAAGCTACTACTACTTACTACAGCCGCAGTTGTGCTTAATATTACAGAGTTAGATGCACCTAATGATGAAACATAAACAGGCCAAGCCTGAGCGCTATTGCGCCCCTTAAGTATCATCAATTCAGGAACTACACCTAAGTTGTGGTTAAATGTCTGCCCCGCTATTCCCGTCCCAGAATAACAAACCTCATCAAAAAAGCCGGGGGCGCGTCTAAAACCTCGTGCAACCCAAGTTCCACCAGAATTATTAAAATAACCCGTACCAGAATCTGCCCCATACAAACCCCAACCAATACTGTTTTGCACAGCAAATGATTGATAGGTTGACCATCCACCAGCTTCACCGCCATTAATAGTAGTTCCTAGCGTAACATTACTTCCTCTTAATCTATCGGTAAATATTTGACCATAAGCTGACCAGTTGGTAGCATTTGCGCTTCTACTAGATAAAAACATCAAGTCAACAGGAAATCCAAAATTACCAGCAACAGTTGTATTTGCTGTGGCGTTGCCAGTATATGTATTGGCTTGATACACACTAGTCGCATCAGTAGGCACTTTCATTGGGCCTCTACGAATGGCAATATAAATCCAAGTCTGACTAGCCCAAGGACCATAACCAGTTGTAAAATTAAATCCAGTTGAAGTTAAATTGGCTGGCGTACCACCAGATTCTGCGCTTGACGAATTTGCATACAATTGTTGGTTGGCATTGCCGCCAGCGCCATCTACAGTCCATCCACGCATAGTGTCTGCAATGATCCAGTTGCCACTTGCGGAAGTAGTTGCGGGTTTCATTAACACCCATTGAGGCTCATAGCCAAGGTTTACAGTTGCATTTCCAGAGCCATCAGTAGTAAACGACCCACAAGAAATCACATTGTCTGTACCAGTCAGACCAAAGCCTCCTGCGTTGGAAGCAAACAAGTACGCTACATATGTAACACCATTGCCGTTATCAAAGTCAGAACCGCCCACTGGAAATGTAGTGCTTGTCCAAGGAGTTGTAATGCTTGAGTCGGCTTTGGCGGCTGTGGTGTTTAAAAACAAATAATCTTGAGAGCCGTCAACAGCAGTTGTATAAACAATCCAATCTTTAACTATGCTAGTTGCTTTAATAATAATAACCGCAGGGACTGAACCAAGGTTGTGGCTAATTTCTCTACCAAACACCCCATTCCCAGTATAAGTCACAACATCAAAGAACTTTGGTTGCTCTCGGAATGTCCATGAGGCGTAAGTAGTTCCACTTGCGTTATAGTCGCTTCCTAAAGCAAATCCATTAGTATTAAAACCAGTTAAACTTGAATATACATATTGTTCATTTGAATTATTTGAAACTAATCCGTATGAAGCACCCCTTACAGTATCAAACAAGCCATGTTGGAATGCGCCACTTCTAGCTTTTAACCAGACCAATCCACCATTACCAGACAAGTCAATACCATTGGTGATAGTCTGAGTAGAACTGTTACCTGTATAAAGATAGGTGCTAAACACATCCTCAATGTAAGTTGGGTTGGTCGGTGTCACGCTATTAGATGCCGCGCTTGCAGGGCCTTGGCCCGCCGCTGTTGTTGCTGTGACTGTGAATGTGTACGCTGTACCAGCAGTTAAGCCCGAAACCGTAATAGGTGAAGATGCGCCTGTGCCTGTGATACCACCGGGGCTTGATGTGGCTGTGTACCCAGTGATGCCCGATCCCGTGTATGTAGGTGCTGTAAAGGTGACGGATGCAGACAAAGCGCCCGCCGTGGCAGTGCCAATCGTAGGAGCGCCAGCAAGCGCAGGCCAACTACCCGAAGCCACACCCTGCATAAACTGCTGTTCAGTCCACACACCCGATGCTGATGAGGTGCTTGTCGTTGGCGGCGTTGAAGAAAGGATCGCGCCTTTGTAGCGTTTAGACATCTTCTACCCCAAGTTAGGAAATTACTTCATAGGAGATGCTGTATGTAATTCCGCTGGCTGTACCAGAGGTAACTGTAATGGATGTGCCTTCCATCAAGTAGATGGCTGTGGTTTTATCAGTCACGATCAATGAAGCGTTAGCTGGCACTGACACTGTAGACACAACGGGATAACCTGTACCGCCCGCAGGAGCAGATCCTTGAGCCACTGCGCCGTTGGTATAGATAGACACCGTAGCGTTTACAGCGGATGAGCCGTTCACATTAGCCGCAACGATCTGATTGATCTTGAACACCTGACCGCTAGATGCAGCGTTAGGCAAAAGAACAACCGCAGATGTACCGCCGGGTGTGTAGTACGTTGTTGTGCCGGAGGCTGTGGTCGCGGCTAAGAGGTTAGGATTTGCCATGATGGTTCCTT